ATTTAAAGAGTGAAGTTGATCAAAAGTTTCAAGCCCAACAAAATACAATTAACGACCTTAACCGCAAAAATGGTGCTAAGGACACACAAATTGAGAGCTTGAACAACCAGCTGACCGGTGCCAATAACCAAATCAATGACTTGGTGAACCGAGTTAAGAAACTAGAAGAAGGACAAGCATGGCTGAACCAGAACGCTGTAATCGGCAAGAGATTCCCAGCTGGTCAAGAAGCACAAGCCCAACAATGGGAAAATGACCATCCAAACTATCTAGCAATGATTGAAAAGTAGAAAGGAGGCCGACTGAATGAGCCAAATCAGGGATCCAGCCTATATCACAGAACAAGGGCGAACAATGATGACCGCTGGTGGTGACGTTACTTACACTAAGGCGGTGCTATATGGTCAAGATATCAGTCACTTAACCGCTGACCAAGTGCAAGCCCTGACCTCAATTGGCAGCCCCTTAAAACAGGTACCGATTGGTGTTAGCGACAAACAAAGCAACGGCAAAGACACAACGGTAGTGCTTGAAGCCACTTTTCAGAATGACGGCTTAACAGCTGACTTGCCTTACACGGCAGTTGGCTTTTTTGCTAAGAAAGGCGAGGACGAAAAGCTAATCATTGTTGCGGTTGCTAATGCAGGGGCTTACCTAGCAGCTACCCGACCGGATGGCGTAGCGACTGACGCTCTTGATCTTAAAGTAGCAATTGCGATTGGCGACGCAACCAATGTCACGGCAGTGGTTGACCCGGGGGCATCGGTTACACCGGCAACTTTAAACGGTGCAATCAACGAAACTAAGCAGGTTCTAACGGCTTTAATTGATACTAAGGCTAGTCAATCTAACCTTGATCAAACTAACGCTGAAGTGGCTAAAAAAGCCGACAGTGAAGCCGTTAAAAGTCAGTTAGCAACCAAAGCCAACACGACAGATATCGACAAGCAGGTTAAAACCCTGAATGATGCAATTAATACCAAGGCAGACAAAGCCACGGTAGATGCCGAGATTGCAAAAATCGACTTTACCCCGTACGCTAAGAACGCTGATGTTGATACCAAGATCAAGGCTGTTAGTGATGTGGTAGCCACTAAGGTTGGTACGGATTACAGTTACAGCAAGGCACAACTGGACGAAAAGCTTTTAGCCCTATCGACCGACACCAATGGCAAAGTCAGCGCCGACCAAGTGACAGCGTTGATTGCCGACAAGGCTAACAAGGCAGACGTTGACAAATCCTTTAAGGCAGTCAATGACAGTTTAGCAACCAAAGCGGACCAAGCAACGACTTATAGCAAGACTGATGTCGATAAGTTGCTTAGTGCTAAGGACGATACGACTGACGTTGATGCAAAGATTAAGACTGTTACCGATTTAGCCAACACTAAGGCAAGTCAAGACAGTCTTAATAAGTTGAGCCAAACCGTTGATACCAAGGCTGACAAGGCTACGGTAGACGCCCAAATTGCGGGAATTGATTTTTCAAAGATCAGGTTCCGCAAGCAGTACTTAGACGGCCAAGGACAAACGCAAGATCATACCTGGAAAGCCACCAAGAATACTGATGGCACTTACACTATTGATCTTTACAAAGATGACTGGACTGCTAATAAAGTGAACGTTTTGCTTAGTCAGATTGGCACCAAGGCAGATCAATCAAACGTAAACGCCCAAGTACAAGATGCAAAAAATGCCGCTACATCAAGGGCGGACAATTTGCAGAGTCAAGTTAACAACTTAAAAGGTGCAAGAACCGCAAATTCGCCAGACTTTGATAGTTTGACCGATTCAGGTCCTTACTATGTGACAAACCCTGAAAAAGGGAAAAATTCCCCTTGTGGGGGCATCTGGGGTACGCTGATAATTTCTAATGGCGCTGATCATAGAATTGTTCAAACTTACTACCCTGATAATGATGACTCTCCATTTTATCGAATGAAGGTTGATAATAACTGGCAACCCTGGCGACAGATGGCAAAAATGATCGACATCTCTAATTTACAAAATCAGATCAACACCAAACACAACATAGCTACACCACTGTTTAGAGAGATTCAAAACTCAAATAGTTGGCAAGATATTTTTGGGGTTGGTAATCCTAATAGCGTACTAACGTCTATTAGAATTGACGCAGGTGGATCAGGTCCATTATTGAATGATTTTGCTGCTGGTGTTGGCTTTGGTGGCGCAGATACGAAAGGCGTTCTAAGCGTTGGTTATCATAATAATCAAGCTCGAATCACTGGCGGTAATGGCAACGGACCAGTTTGGAGTGAAGACATCGCTTGGAAGTCGGATATTAATAGCTTACTTAATACGATTACCACATTACAAAACCAAGTTAACGACTTGATTAATCAAATCAACTACATCAAACAAAACTACCTGCAAGGCAAGCGGTTCCCAGCCAACCAAGAGGCACAAGCCCAGCAATGGGAAAACAACAATCCAAACGATATTGCGATGATTGAAAAATAGATAGATAGAAAGAGGTGAAAGCATGTTAGATCATCTAATTTTTAATGTAAAAAAGTGGTTTGAAATTTCAAACGATATGTCCGCTATTACAGCTAATAATAAAAACTATTATGCTTGTCCATCAAGATTTACTGTCATGGCAGAAACACCGATCAAAAACCCGAATACGGGTAATGGCTGGCGAGTATTAAATGATGCTGAGGTTACCTGTGTTGGGGCAGGTCAAGACGTTTATTTCTTTGATGGACAACTTGAAATTTACGCTGATAGTGATGAAAACAAGCATCCTAATAATGCAGTTTATTCGCATTACTATTACACGGGCGTAGTTGAAAAAACAAATGTTAGAAATGTAATATGGTGGGGTAAAAGCCTTCTACATACTATTGCGTCAATGGTTGAGTATGCTTTCACTCTATTTAAGAAAGGAGCGGAAACATGCTAGATCATATGCTATTTGATCGTAAAAAATGGCGAAGCCTGACGGACGAAAACGGCAACTTTAATGCTAGTTTTCTACCTACATCTGGATATTTGCCATCTGGGTCAGTTTTAATTGATGATAACGGAGCTGTTAACCCTGGCAAATCTGTTCAAAGCATTAATTTTCAAATCGTTGGGTATGACAGAAGAATAAATGCATTTATCACAAACAAATTTGAAACGCAAGACACTTATAGCTTAGGCGCGGGAAATGAGACTTATGGTTTTTATTACAGAGTGCTGGTATCACAAGCTCGCAACTTGAAATGGTGGGGTAAACCCCCCCTAATCCGCTTATGTCAGGCATTTAGAGCTATCACTAGAAAGGTGGTGGTTCTATGATCGAAAAGATGATCTTCAATAAAAATGATTATCTTATGTTCCCTAAAAAGGTCAAAATTCCCAAAGGAACTTCAACAAGCACCGTTTTTACGGATTTTCCAAATACTACTTACTCTTTACTGAACGCAGATTTGGAGCTGGATGTATGTGCCTCTTCAAATACCGCTTATTTAGTCGGGAGAAGTATAGATTTGCCAATTATCTGTAAAGGAGATAGTAGCACCGTCTATGGTCCTGTATGGGTTCGAAAATCGGACTGTACGGAAATCTTAGGGGGGGTAATTAGCCCGTTAATCCACCTATACCAAGTACTTAGAGCCGCCACCAGAAAGGCGGTGGCTGTATGCTAGATCACATGAAGTTTAATAAAGAAGACTACTACCCTACAACAAAAATTATTGTCGGTTATGTAAATACAGAATTAATTGGCAGAGCGATAACTTGCAGTAAATATAAAATAGGATGGTCTAGAGAGGGAGTCATTAATGCTTATTATAGCTATTCTATCAATAGTAATTCGATTCAATGGAATAAACCGGATGAAATAGGCGGCTTAGCTTCTACGGGTGAAATCACAGGCGTTGTGGTAGATCAACATAATATTCCATATTATATTGTTGACGTTGATCATTGGATAAATAATCCTAATACTGGTGATGGGATATACACACCGCTTATCAAAGCATCGGATATCATGACTAAGTATTTATCAAGGGAACAGTTATAGTATTAGTACTCATTGAGTGCTTTTTTTATGCAAAAAATTAGCCTTGCTCACGGGGAGTTCCCGTGGGCTTTTTTAATAGAAAGGAGCCAATAAAATGGCTGATGAAAACACACAAGTTGCACCAGTAGCGGGCGCAGAAGAAAACGCTACACAAGAAAACAAGGGGTTTACCTATTACTTTAGTGATCCTGACTCTGTCAACGCAGAAATGCATCACGTAGTAATTACGTTGCCTTATGAGTTGCCAGAACTTCCATGGCACTGGCACATTGAAAAGCCAGACGACAGCTTAAAAGATCCTGTCTGGGACTTGAAGGTTAATGGCTGGGTAGAAAACTCCAAGGACGGTCAAGCCGCAATCTTGCAAGAAGCTACACAAAAGATTGAAGAATTGGATAAGAAGAGCGCAGAACTTGATAAGAAGAACGCCGCACTTGACCAAGCCAACGATAAGTTTGACCAAGCAATGAAGGCCATGCAACAAAGCCAACAAGTCCAAACACAACAATCCTTAGCATTGACCCAAGGCTTGCAAAAGGTCGCAGAAGGGCAAGAACAAGCCAACAAGGTTATGGCTTC